TTAAAAAGAAACTTAATAGCAAAAAACCTAAGGTCTTCAAAGTTTAGTCAAAAAGTGATACAATCCAAGAAATTGTACAACCGTAAAAAGGATATTAATGGCAACTTCAGGGACTACGACATTTGATCTATCAATAGAAGAAATAATACAAGAAGCCTACGAAAGATGTGGCATGGCTACAACAAGTGGTCATAGTCTAAGATCTGCAAGAACAAGTCTTAATTTACTGTTTGCTGAATGGGCTAACCGAGGTATTCATTTATGGAAAGTGGCCTTAAATGAAAAACAATTAGTATCTGGACAAGCAAACTATACGGTAGATGGAAATGTTAGTGATGTACTTGAAGCTTTTGTGTCTACAACTGCTGCTGCCTCCAATTCAATAAATACACAAGATGTTGCATTAACAAAAATAGATAGATCTGCATATTCTGCATTACCTAATAAATTAGCTTTAGGACAACCATCTCAATATTATGTAGATAGACAAGACACACCTGTAATATATTTATACCAAGCGCCAGATTTAAATACATATACTTATTTGAAATATTATGTGATTAAAAGAATTGAAGATGCGGGAGCTTACACTAATGATGCTGATGTAGTATTTAGATTTTTACCATGTATGGTAGCAGGACTTGCTTATTATTTAGCCATGAAAAACGCACCACAATTAGTTCAACAAAATAAATTAATATATGAAGATCAATTAAAAAGAGCTTTAGATGAAGATGGACAAAGAGCTTCAACTTATATTACTCCTCAATCATTTTATTATAATGGAATTTAACAATGGCAAAATGGGCTACAGGTAAAAGATCACAAGCGATATCAGATAGATCAGGAATGGCTTTTCCTTATCAAGAAATGGTGAAGGAATGGAATGGTTCTCTTGTACATTTTTCTGAGTTTGAACCCAAGCATCCTCAAATAAGACGTAAACACACTACTTCAGATGCAATTGCCTTACAAAACACAAGACCACAAAGATTTCAACAACCTCAAACAGTTGCTCAAAATGATAATACTAAATCAAACTCTGGAGGAACTATGGTCGGTGTAGCTAATTTAACTTTACCTGGTAATTTTGCTTTTAATACAACACAACCTGCAAATGTTTTAACTAGTGCTGGTGTTGTAATAAGCACTATGAGACCAGCAGACCCTTCTCTGCAAAATAGAAAAAGAAAATTAATTATGACAACAGGAACAGTAACAGTGAGTATTACATAATGACAATAACTTATTCAGATTTTTTAACACAGGTAAGAAACTTTACTGAAGTAGATAGCAATGTTTTAACTGATATTATTATCGGACAGTTTATAAGAAATGTAGAATTAGATATAGCTGGTAAAGTTGATTATGATGACACAAGAAAATATGCAACATCGTCATTTACTGCAAATAAAAGATATTTAGTTACTCCTGCAGATTTTTTAGTTATTAGATCTCTACAAGTATTCAGTACAACTGACCAAACAGGAACAAGAAGTTTTATGGAAAAAAGAGATACTAGTTTTATAACAGAATTTAATGGAACCGGTGCTACAGGATTACCTAAATATTATGCTAACTGGGATGAAACATCTATAGTAGTTGCACCTACACCAGACCAAGCATATGCAGTACAATTAAATTATATTATCACACCACCAAGTTTTACTTCTTCTAACACTACTTATTTATCAACATATCAACAAGGTATGCTTTTAGATGGTGTTTTAGCAGAGGCTTATGGATTTTTAAAAGGGCCGATGGATATGTACAATCTGTATAAAAGTAAGTATAATGAAGGTGTACAGAATTTTGCTCTCCAACAAATGGGGAGAAGAAGACGAGCAGAATACGATGATGGGGTACCAAGAGTTCAAGTACCTTCACCATCACCATAAAATTAAAGGAGAACTATTATGGCTATAACAACTAACGCAATTTGTAATTCTTTTAAAAAAGAATTACTTCAAGGAAAACACGACTTTGATACATCATCTGATACATATAAATTAGCGATGTATACATCATCAGCAACTTTAGGTAAATCAACAGAAAACTATGCAACAAACCCAGGTGGTGGATCTAATACTGAAGTTACTTCTTCAGGATACACTGCGGGTGGTAAAGCACTTGTAAACCAAGGTGTAAAAGTATCATCATCAATAGCAATTACTGACTTTGCTGATTTATCTTTTACAGGAGTAACATTAACAGCTAGAGGAGCTTTAATTTACAACACAACAACTGACGGTGGTTCAGGTACTACTGATGCTGTTTGTGTTTTAGATTTTGGTGGGGATAAAACTGCAACTGCAGGAACATTTACAATCCAATTCCCTGCATTTACAACATCTGCTGCAATATTAAGATTAACGTAAGAGAGGTTTAGATGGCACTTGTCATTAACGATAGAGTTAAAGAGACAAGCACTACCTCGGGAACGGGAACGTTAAACCTAGCTGGTGCTTCACAGGACTTTGTAACATTTGTAGCTGGAGTAGGTACAACTAATACTACGTATTATTGTATTACAGAAACAGGTACAGATAAGTTCGAAGTTGGTATTGGTACTGTTACCGATGCTTCTCCCGATACTCTATCTAGAGACACAGTGATAAGTAATTCATCAGGAAACACTTCCAAGATTGATTTTGGTTCAGGAGAAAAAGAAGTATTTTGTACTGTCCCTGCTAAAAGAACAATAAGTCCTGTAATGACAGCAACAGGATTTGTTGTAACTCATGCATCTACTTTAGATGAAGTTCAAACAATGGACTCAGGTGTGTTAGCAGGACCAGTAACAGTAACAGGTACAATAACAGTAACAGGTAATTTGGTAATAATATAATGAGTACATTAGAAGTAGATAAAGTAATACCTCAGTCGGGAACTGCAACACAAATAGGTGAAAATGGTGATACTATAAATGTACCTAGTGGTGCAACTCTAAATATAAATTCAGGTGCAACCATTGCTAATAATGGTACTGCAACAGGATTTGATACAGATACTAATGATAAAGTAAAAGTATCTTCTAATGATACAACAGCAGGTTTTTTAAATGGTAAATTAGTTGCAGGTACAAATATATCTTTAACAGAAGGCAGTGATGGTGGAAATGAAACTCTTACTGCTGCTTTTACAGGAACAATTGGCACATCACAAATTGGAGATAGTGCTGTTACTACTGCTAAAATTAATGATGGTGCAATTACAAGTGCTAAGTTAGGAACTAATGTTGGTGGTAAAGTTTTACAAGCACAAACATTTGTTACTACTGGAAATAATACACATACAACAAGTACTACTTATACTGATACTGTTACTTCAATAAATATAACTCCACTATCAAGTAATAGTAAAATTTTAGTTTTTGCAGACCATGCAATATCACTTGTTGCAAATTCTTCAAATCAAAGATGTGATGCAAGAATTTTTGAAACCACTACATCAACATCAGTAACAGATAAAAAATATATTGGACAAGATGGTGGTAACCATGCTCAATTTAATTTTCCAATTAGTTTATCTGGTGGTTTTACAAATTCATCAACTGCTCAAAAAACTTTTAAAGTACAAGTTAGGAAAGCTAATGCAGATGCAAATGAATGTAGTAAAATTAACTTAAATTGGTACAACAACGCACTTCATACAATGATGGCAATAGAGGTACAGGCATAATGATTATAGACGCAATACTTAAAATAAATCCTAATGCAGAAGTAACTGTGCATGAAGATAATATAAATTCTATTGAATGGTTAAATGGAACAACTCCAATATCTAAAGAAGATATTGAAGCTATGATACCAATTGTTGAACAAGAATTAAAAGACGCTGAACAAACAGCAATAGATAAGAAAGCATCTGGCAAACAAAAACTAAAAGACTTGGGATTAGATGATGACGAAATTAAAGCGTTGATGGGATCATAATGAGTGAAGTAAAAGTAAATAAAATTAGTCCAAGATCAGGGACCGGTGTACAGCTAGGAGATAGTGGTGATACTATAACTATTCCCGCAGGTGCAACACTAACTGGTACGCAGAACATTGCAAACACATCTTTAGTAGGTTCAGGACAAATTACAATCAACGGTCAAGCAGTAGCATTAGGTGGATCTATTACTTTAACAACTGAAACAAGAC